CATCATGGATCCATCCGATGACTGCATAGTCTTTCCCCCATTCGAGATTTGCCCAGGACATATTCTGAACGAAGTGCAAGAGTGCTTGCTTCATAATGACTGCACCGGCAGACTGAAGCAGTGTGTTCAATGCTGCGTGTTCTGAGCGGATAGGTAGATGTCTGCCATCGAGACCAATCAGGTACCCACGCTTCGATGCTGCTGACACACACTCCTTGAGAACCTTGTAGGCACCCACCTTCTTCTCGAAGGAACCCCGGAGCCGCTTGCCTTCCTTCACGCCACCACCAACGGTCATGCCTAACTTGAGATCACCGGCTCCATAGATCATTGCGTAGATCAGAGTCTTAGCGATGTTCCGCTTCTCTTCAAGATCTGCATTGTGCTTGTCCCGCTTAGTCCCAGGTGCAACGATGCCGAATGCAATCGCGTTCGTCCAATGGATGTCACCATTGAGTACAGCCTTGCTGTAGAGGCCATCGTCATAGGCATGGAGGAAGTGGGATAGGCATCGAAGCTCTAACCCCGAAGCATCAGCACCTACGAGTACCCAGTTAGGACGGGGTCCAAAGAGGCTGCGGCACTCCTTGCCATAGGGTGACCTTGAGGCAGGAACCTGCGCCATGTTGGGCTTACTGTGGGTTGCTCTGCCGGTGACTGCACCATTGGTATTGATGCGGCCATGGATGACTCCATTGCGGGACAACTTCACCCAGGCTTCCTCACCCTCACCTATCTGCCCAAGACGCTTCACGATCAGTAGGTACTCACATAGAAGTTTGGCTTCCGGATAAGGGAGCTTTGAGAGCACAGCCTCGTCGATCTTTGGTTGCCCTGAGGGAGTCACCTCCTCCGCTTGCCACCCGTAGAGTTCATTAAGACCTCTCGCAATGTCCATACGAGACCCTGGGTTGAATACAGCAGTCTTCACCTTGGTCTTCATCTGAATCATCTTGGCAGGGAACACCTTCACCAACTGTTCCTTGAGATCCACCCGCTTGATCAGTAGTTGCGCGGTGAGCCTGTCAGCACCAGGGCGATCAAAGTGCCACCCTGCCCGCTCAATGCGTTGGCAGATCCGAGCGACCCCTAGTTCCAACTCAACTGCCTTCGGTGCAGGACCCTGTGCAATCAGGTGCTGATAGAGAGCCAGGGTGACCTTGGTATCTACCTCGCAGTAGTCCTGCATCTCCTGAGTCCATGCTGACCAATCAGCGTTCTCACCGTAGGTGTCCTTGAGGAGCCCAAGACGCTGCCCCCATGCCTTGAGGCTGTGGCTACCAATCAGTTCCTTGTTGAATCCAACACGCTTCCAATCATCATTGCGGAGGTCTGGGTAGACCAAGCGAGAGAGTGTCAGGGTGTCAAGGATCTTCTTGGTTGGAATGAACCCAAGGAGTTGTTGGAGAATCGGTAGATCAAAGCCAATGATGTTCTGACCAATGATGCAAGAGGCTTCTTGGAGAACCTTGATGGAAGCACCATGACCCGAGGCGAGACTCGTAGATGTAAGGATGGCTCCGGTATTCGCATCACGGGTGACGATGCACCAGATCCTTGTGGAGGCATCGAGTGAATCGGTCTCGATATCGAAGACCACAGAAGTGTCCAAAGTATTTGGACTATTGCTCATGGTTCTTGCTCACTCCCGATCCAGAGCCGAATGTCTGCTGCTGTACCACGGTGGAGAATCCCTGGTGTCCCTGCTCCCATACCAGCACCTTCAATGTTGAAGCTGACCCACTCTGCTGCTTCCTCATCAGTCATGCCCTGCTTGACGAATACGCTGCACAGCTTCGGGTAGCTGTAGATCACCACGGGTGGATAGCCACATCGATCAATGAAGCCGATGACGGCCTTGTCTGCTCCGTCAATCCACAAGGTCTCAGCACTTTCCTTCTTTGCGGATTTATCCATGTTGGTCAACTAATTATAAGTGACGCTTTCGCCAAGGCAATAGTGCAATGCCGTGGATTTCCACGGAATTAGAAGGGAGTTTCTTCGACCTCTTGGGCAGGATCGAACATGACACATTCAGTCAAGCGACCTGTTTCCTTGTCGTACTCCAGTGCCATGCAGCACCCTGTCTCACCTGTGTAACGACACTTCAGAACACGCACTCTCGTTTGGTTCTTATTCTCGCCCTGTTGGTTCCGCTCAAGGGCGATGACTGAATCACTCAGTTGAGCAATACTCTGAGATGACCTGAGGTGTGACAGACTTACTTCACCGCCCTCTTCATGGCTGCGCCCATCGATACGCTTCAGGTGGCACACAACAAACAGGGTGATCCCTGTCTCCTCCACCAGGGTGCGAAGCTTGGTCATCAGGTTGTCCAACATCCGCCGCTCATCACCCTGCCCATCATTGAGCCCGGATACTGCAATGGATATGTGGTCGAGTACTACAGCCTTGCACCCAAGACCCTTACCCATGTAGCGGATGCGGTCGAGGAGGTTCTGCCCCTCGGTACTCCCGAAGTGGTCATAGAGGAACACCTGTCCAGCAGCGAAGACCTTATCGAAGGAGTCCCGTAGTTCCTTCGGGTCAGCCCCGAGGTGGAGCCGCTTGTTCGCTTCGAGACTCATCAGGCCAATGGCTGTACGCGCTACGGATTCCTCAAGGGCGATGTAGCCCACGGGGATCCCTGCTTTGATCAGACTGAAGGCGAGTTCACGGCAGAACTGGCTCTTGCCTACACCTGTACCGGCGGTGACTGTGACGAGTTCCCCTGGACGGATCCCATGGAGCATGGCCGACAGAGGAGCCCATGGGTATGGGATGCCCTCGGTTGCATCGAATGCTTGGATGCGCTCCCAGATGTCGTTGGCTGAAACGATGCCATCAGGACGAAATGGTGGGGCTGTCCATATGGCATCAATCAGTTGCTTCGCCTTACCACCCTTGAGGCACTCGTTGGCATCCTTCAGGGGCAAGCGGGCTATGAAGGCTTTCCCTGGACTCAATACCTTGGCGCATTCCTTGGCAGCGAGTTGCCCTGGTTCATCCATGTCAAAGGCGAAGACCACCCGGTCAAACCCTTCCAACCAATCGAGGCTCTTTGCTACTGCCTTGGGTGCCGATTGGGCACCATTGGGTACCGATACCACAGGCCACTTGTGATCCTGCATCTGAGACAGGCTCATCGCATCGATCTCACCCTCGGTCACAACGACCATGCGCCCACTACCGGCGAAGCGGTGTTGCCCAAAGAGCACCATTTGAGTGGCATCACCCAAGATACGGAACTGCTTGTCAGCGGTACGGATCTTCTGAGCAATGATCTCGCCTGATGCGTTGCGGTACTGCGCTACCTGTACAGGTACACCAAGGTGCTCACCGATACCGTAGTTCCATGATCGGCAGGTTTCCTCGGAGAGACCTCTACGCTCAAGTGTCACATATTCGGTTTCAATCATTGCTGCGAAGTCCTTCCGCTGTGGGGTGGGTAGCGCGGTAGTTCCATCACCACGCTCATGGTGTTTGCATCCAAAGCAGAATCCGTGACCATCGGAGTACCGCGCTAGGTTGTTCTTGGAGCCACAGGCCGGACAAGGCTCATGGCGCAAGAAGGAAGCTTCAGTCACGGAACTGATCTCCAGGGGTAACCACTGCCGTTCGATCCCCATTGATCCAAGTGCAGGACACCGTTTCTCCAAGATGCTTTACGAGTGCTAAGGCATCTGCGCGGTACACGGGTAACCACTTCTCCGCAGTATGTGATCCTTTGCCGGTCGCCCCGGCTAGGAGTCGACAAATTGTCACACCGGCACCATAGGGGTAGTCACCTTCAAGTGCGTAGAACGACACTGTGATCAGTTTGCCGCCACCTCGGTACTTGATGATGTCTTTCATGCTTCCAGCGCGTAGTTGGTGCGTGGGCTTGCAGGAGTGCGCGTAGGTGTGATGCGGTCATCGAGTAACGGCATCTGCCCAACAAGTGTTGAGAGGAAGATGCGGAGTGAGCGGATCTCTAGGCGATCCAAGGTTGCAAAGGTGTCTGATCCAAACTCGATCTTCAGTTCACCACTCGACTCCGAGACTTGGCAGAAGGAGGGCTGACTCGGATCATCACTGACCAACCGTGGGTTGAATACTTGCTTGTATGCCATATTGATTCGTTTCTGTTAGGTGCATCATGGAGCCCTGTTGCTCCTGCTGCGCTGCTGCTAATGACTGAATGAATGAAGGGGTGTCAGATAAACGCATCATCAACAACCATTCGCCGCGATCTCTACGCATCACAACAGCGGGACACTTCTTGCCCTTACTGTCCTTGATGGCCTGTTCGATGAAGTCGTAAACAGCCAATGACTTCCGTAACTTCACCTCGAAGTGCAAGCCGCCGGTTCCTCCTAGGTCTGCCGAGAGGCTCCCACTTGATTGGGCTGCCCGGAAGCAACCAGGGAGACCTAAGTGCTCCCTGATTGCATCCCGTGCATCCCGTTCCCCACGCTTCCCTCGTTCCCGGTTGTTCATCAGAAGTCTTGCGCCTTGGGTGACTTCTTCTTAGGAAGTGACTCTTGCTTAGGTTCTTCCTTAGCAACCGAGGGTTTCTTATCCTCCTCAAAGTCTGAGAAGGTCTCCGTAGTGAAGCCCGCATCAGTCGCGCCGAAACCGAAGTCCGATGCACTGGATGGCATACCTTCGCGGAGCTCAATGATCTGTACACCACGAAGACGGAGACTCAGACCTACCCCACCGATACCTGGTTGATTCCAAGAGGTGATCTCAACAGCAAGTCGAGCGCGACTGCCATTGCCTACCCGGATATCACCCTCAAGCTTGGTGCCCCGAGAGTCAAAGAGTGCCGGACGCTGAACCCAAGTCTTCCCTGACTTGGTCTCGACATTCGCCCGCAACTTTGCCTTGACTACCAACTTGCCCTCTTCGTTGCGGCTGTAAGGGAGCGAAGGGGATGTCTTGACCTTCTTGCCACCAGAACGCTTGGTCTCGTCTTCAACAGCAGCAGCGAGTGCCCGTGCAAGGGTTGCCTCAAGGGCATCCGCATCAGCACCTGCTTCAAACATGATCCGGGTGCTGTAGGTACCCGCTGCATCAAACTTCATGTCCGGCTCAGTCAAGTTGGGCCAGATCAGGGTTCCTGTCGGTGTCGTTAACTGCGTATCTGCGCTCATTTGCCCTACTTTCTATATATGTTGTGCCCGATGTGCATACCTAACGATCATTTTCACCATTGTATGTACGAGAAGAGTATCTCGCAATGGTCAACTATTAACTACGAGAAGAAATACGGAGCATCCACCAACAACTTTGTATCAAGGGTTCCCTGGGGAGGAGCCGGTGGTAACTCCATTCCCACGGGTAACTGAGCATTGATCTGTCGGATCCAATCGCCCAAGGGATCACCATCGAAGGTGTCTACCCACGCTGCCCGTAGTTCCCTGTTCAGTACCGGGGCGTAAGCAGCGTGTGTCAAGTACGAGTCATGCACGAAAGCCATGTCCGGTACCCCTGCTGCTACCAACCGTATCGCTGTCTTCCGGGCTGCACAGGCATCCAAGGAGTGAACAAGGTTTGGAACGATGCCATGGATGTGCTTGCGCCTGTTGATCCGCGCTGTCTTCTTGCGGATCTGCCAGATGTTTGCCTGAGGTCCTAGGACAGTTCTGACCCGTGATTTGTCATAGTTCATGTATGACTGCTGCACAGTAAAGCCATCAGGGGTAACCCAGGTTGCGTGAATACCACTCTGAACGAGAACCTTGGCTGCCCGCTGCGCCCAACTCAAGAACGCCATGCCACCTATGCAGACCTCGCTGATTGCTGGCCATAGGCTCTTGATCAGGACTCCGCAGGGGTAACTCGGATCCATCCAAGGTCCACCACGGTGCTGCTCAAAGTATGCCTCTCGTAGGTACATAACAGCAGACCGCTGCGAGATGCTGTAGGGAACAGTCATCACGACACGCTTGATGAGGCTCCGTGTGATCCCTAGTTCTGCCCATTGAGCAGCATGGTCATCACCCCGCTTGGCAGCCTCAATGATCTTCTGCTGCGTCCGTGCAGCAACAATGCTGTAGATGTCTGCTGGGACATTGGAGGGCAGCAGGTTGACGGCTGCACCCCCTACTTCATCCTTGAGGAGGAGCGAGAGAACCTGTAGGCCATTGCAGCTTCCATCGACGGCAACCATGAGGTGCGAGGGTTTACCGGCGCGGACATTGGGTACATCAAGGCACCAAGCAAGGAACGAGAAGGGATCTGCGGCATCCTTCCAACGACCCACGGTGCCCAAGGGATCCTTGGCGATACTCTCGGCTTCCCCTGAGTTGACCCATTGGCGGGCTGCTGCCTCACGCTCCGCATAGGTGCCCTTGACACCCCTACAGGCTGCCGCATGGCGCAACCAGGCTGCTGTCGCTTCCCCTGCATGAGGGATCACATGACCCTGACCGAACTCAATGAGACCCTTCTGAAGGTCGTTGCCCTGGTGGGATAGCCCCGTGGACTGACAGTAGAACCTGCCTCGGAAGTCCAGGCTTGAGGCATGGAAGAACCGGAGGTCACCCTCACTCGCAAACTTAGACGCAAGGCTGATGGTCTGAAGGATCCCGATGCGCCGTGACTTGATCCGCCGGTTGTTCTCGGCGACCCGGTTGGCCTCATGCCAGTACCTACGGATCTCCGCTCGTTGCTCAGGGGTCTTCTCACAGACCAAGTCGAGGATCGGAGGACGCGCAGGGAACACACCTTCGGCATAGACATCAAGGTCGCCCACGGGTGAACGGGTTTCCATGAGCCTCTGCACCACATCAAGGACGACAGCATTGACGCGGTAAGGGGTGTGTTGCACAGCATTGATAGCGGCATACACCTCAGGCATAGTCTTGATGTCATGACACGCTGTGGCTGACTTGGTAGCCCCACGGACCAAAGGGAACCCAAGACCCTCCTCATAGCCACCATCGGTTGGTGAAGACCACTTACGGGGAGGGACAACCATGGGCATCTTGATGGGGTGTAGAGCCTCACCATGCTTCATGTTCTTGTGGGCATACTCCCAGGCATCCTCGGAGAGCGACAGGAGCACCACCGTCTGCCGCATACCACGCTTATGGCTCCTACGCTCAAAGAGACCTGTTGACTCAATAGCAGCGATAGCCAGGATGTACCCCACCTTGAGGGCAGTCTCATCGTCCCAAGCAAACTCATTGGTGATGTCCGTGAAGGTACGGGAGACAATCTTCCGGAGCTCTGAGGCTCTCCGTTGGGTAGTCCGGTGGGCAACCCATTGCTGATACCGGGCTAACCGCTTCTCCTTATCCTTGATCCTGATGGCAGTCAGGATGGCCTCAGTCTGGATGGTCTTGGCAGTAATGATGCAGACGCGGCTGAATGTCATCGACTTAGCAGCACCATCCATGAACGACTGAAGGGCGATCAGGGCGACCCGGTCAAACTTGAGCCCAAGGTTCCTTAGGGCAGTTGCGCCTACCGAGGTTTCCCCGGGCAGCATCTCCTCAAGGTGCTCTGTCATGGGCTGAATGGCTGCCGAGGTGAGGAGGGTTCCCCAGCCTGTCTCGGAACTCCTACCGGCATCCATGGCTACCTTGATCCGTGCATAGAACCGACGGCGACCACGCTCATAAGACTCCAGGTCAAGTTCACGCTGAGAAAGCTTCTTAGACATCCTTGTCTCCTTAGGGTTCTTAATGATTCTTAAAGATTCATAATGGTTTA